TTAAAATATTTCTTCATCTTTAAGACTAAGCATCCGCTTTGTTTTCTCTAACCAACCATCAAATAGTTCTTCCGATTCTTGCCTTGTACCTAATTCAAACTTATCGAAAGCAGCGTGGCAAACATGGCACAACGGAACTGTGTATAAATCACTTGCCTTGATACCACGACCTTTCCCGTGCTTTGAACTATTTGAATGCGCAGCTTGACTCGGACTACTACCACACCTAACGCAAGGCAACTTTCTAATCGCTGCCAGTCGCTTACTGTCGCGCATCTAGCACTACTCTTAAATTTTTAATACGCTCTCTAAATTGCACGATCTTTCGATCTACTAAAATCATTTCATCTCTATTGAGCAATTGACGAGATAAGCTTTGATACTTGTTCAATTCAGTAGAATACATTTCGATATTTTTTCTTATTTCTTTTGTGTCCATGTATCACCCCAATCCAATACCTTCACCTAATCCTATTCCATCCATAAAACCACCTGTCTTTAACTTAGATGAAGTGACCGCTAGCTACAGATGGGATTGCCCGTCCGAAGTCACTTCTCTAAATTAAAACAACCCAACCATCCAATTAGGAATGGTCGGGTTGAGTAGTACCGAGTAGTTTAAGGCTGACTGAGTGTGTTAAGGGGTCGCCAATCCGCACCGTGAATACGCACGTCTTTAGGTGGTCAATCCAAGGGTAGTGTTTAAACATCAACTCCGCACCCTTCTAATCACTTTATTGACCAAACAAAGCGCTTATCAATTTTTGTTTGAGACCCTGATAAGTAGCTCTCGTTTTTTTGCTTGTGCTCGACCACATACAAGCGAATGTGTGATTAAGGATAATGAATCCCTGTCTAACCCTTTACGCCCCTATGATGTGCTAGGTAATAAGCCTAATGCCAAGGGTTGAGGCAACTATTGTCTTTCCATAGACAACAAAAAAAGCCCACGATTAAGTGAGCTTTGATGTGTTGGTCTTCGGAAATCCGTAATACGACCAGTATATAAAAACTATACTCTTGTTTCCGCAATAATGGAATACCTACGCTTTCATATCTTTGTAAGTATTTCTTTTGTAGGCTTCAACTGCTTTGCCTGCCTCATCAATTGCCGACTCAATTGCCATAGTCATTAGGTTTTCGTATGGCTTCCATGTCTTGCGGTAGCATTCTACATTCATCTGATGACTCTTAAGCCCTGCATATGCTAAACGGCCTTTAGCTGTGTAATGTTCTTCTAACTCTGGATTTAATGCGAAGTCCAATACCATGCGAGCAATCAACCATGCCAAGTGATATATAGCGACATGCTCAGGCTCTCTTTTCTTGTCGACTGCGGCATTTTGAATCATGATCTTAGCTAGGTGATTACGAACATATTCATAATCACTTTCTGACTTACCTTCGAAAATAATCAGTGCGGTGACTGACTTTGCTAACTGGGTATCCATTGAAGCAATAGCACCCAAGCGGTCTTGATAGTTCAATGGTTTCTCTCCTGTTCCGCGCACCACTGGCTCAATACTTGGTGAACTCGCAGTTAAACCATGAGTCAACCATTCAAAACGTTCAAACTTCTCAACTGCTACTGCATTCATACCGTCACCCTAACCTTTCAATTCTTTAAATTCTGCTAATGTAATTTTTATAAACGGGTCATCAATGCAATACTCTTGATCAATAACAGGAGCACTTACATACACATCATTCCCATTAACAAGTGCAAACTTCTCTACAAAGCGACATCCACAATATTTGCCTGCAAACTTATCGCAGTTATAGATACCGCAAACACCACGAATGTCATCCTCCCAAATAACAACCTCATGATTCACTCTAACAACGAAAAACTTTTCGTCCTCGGTCCAACCTAATGTTTCTATGTCGCACATATCTATCCCTCACCCTAAATCATCAAATACTTTTTAATTTCATCTATGGCTTCATCCGCACCGAAGCAGACTTTGCACATGTAACCTTGTTCTTCTAAGCGCTGAATCATGAGTCTCTGACTTGGTTGTAATTTCCCTTTCTTTGACTTCAATTCAATCCAAAGCCCGTGTATCTCACCATTTGGAACAATTAGCTGAAGGTCTGGAACACCAGCCTTTACGCCTAACTTCTTGAACTTTGCAGCTTCAATTATGTTTCTTGAGCCACCATTAGGAATATGGAATAAGTAATCACTCAAACGACCTGAACCATACTTCACACGATGCGCCCAACTCATGAGCGTCATCTGTTCTTGATCTTCTGTAGGTACTCGGTTGAATCGCTTAGAACGAGCTGCCTTCAGTGACTGGACCCTTTGAGCCTCTTTGAATGTGGTCATTGGTCACCAACCCTTTCCAAAATTGTTTGGATTGCTTTAATTGTCATTTGGTGATTTTCACTAGGAACGACGAATAAACTTGCTATAGATTCACACTTGCGTCTGTACTTTTCAGCTCGTGCTGCATGATGCTTGTATTTCTTATCAAGAGTCTCATTAAACTCAAGCAACTCAGCATGTTCTTGCTGAAGCTGCTCAAGTGTCATGTTCATGTAGTCACTCATCCCCGCCACCCTTGAGCGCTTGCTCTAAAATCCAATATGCTTCTTCAAAAGCATTAGCCGCTCCCTGATCCTGCATATCTGCTTGCCATTTCCACTTTGACCACAATTCATCACGTCTTTTGTCTAATTTTTTCAGTGCCGCATCCACCTGCTTTTGCAGCTTCAGCATGTTTATGCCTTGTTGGGTGTATAAGGTTTGCAGCTCGTCACGCTCTTGCTTGATCTTTTTAAAGTGAACTTCATGACCAATCACTTCACCGTGATGAGATGCTTTAAGCTCTGTAATTTCTTGATGCAAATCAATAATTGCCTGAGCCTTCACACGGTTTAAGCGCTCAAGTTCTGCAATGCGCCCATGGTTACCTTTTATTGTGGCTTTAAGCTCCTCCACTTTCGCTTGTTGGTGCTGCCATGACTCCCAAATCCACCGAATGGCACAATAATCATAAGTGTTAGATTCTTGATCAAATCGTCGTTCAATATTCATGAACATGTTGTTGTCATCTAGCCACTTCTCAAACTCTTCTCTACACTTATCCATCACACATCCTCCACTTTGCAATTCGGCGAAATGTGGTTTTCTAGTTTGTCTAGGGTTTCTAATTCCCTCGGATTCGATGGTTTATCAATGCGGTGGCCTGCTGCTATTTCTTCGGGGGTGGCATACTCAATCTCTCCTTTAGTTGTATGAAGGCGCCAATTTTCCCCATTCTTTATGAAATTACACTTGATAAGATCCTTATCAATACTGCTTATTTGGTAGATAGACTCGGTTATTTTGTCTGTGCGTTTAACCCAATCCCCGACTTTAAACTCACTCATGGCTGGCTCCTTTTTCTTGCTCATACCGCCTCCTTGTAACGTTTAGTCATGGCTTCCTGCTTAAGCTTGTCTAGCATTTTCAGTTTTCTTAATTTCTCGTAGAGGTTTGCTGCTGCTCTTGTTTCTTCATTACGAGTACCGAGGTTGTACGCTCTACGCAGCTTCATCATTGAGTTGTAATCTGCAAATTCGATCATGCTTTCAGCTCCCCTTTAACATTCAGGATGTCTTTTGCGTATTGAGTTGCCTTGTAATGATTTTTCCCAACACGTTCGAAATATTTCCATTCAACAAATTTTTGAAGATTGCTGTAGATGGTTCCTCGATTGAAATCAAACACTGATTCCTTCACGTCTTTGACACTGAAAGGCGCTGATGCATGACAGCCAAACACGAGTAAGCTAAGCTGGTCATCAAAGTTCAATTTCTTTGTTCTATTTAAAGTTTTCACGCTGCACCTCTCTCTTCCATTGACTGGTAATACTGCGGATCCAAATCAAGAAAGGTTGCTCTTGCTAAATCTGTAGCTAATCGAACTGTGCCAATCGAGCCATTACGAGCCTTACCAATGATGATCTCTGCTGTACCTGCTTCTTTAGAATCCTTGTTGTAGACTTCATCGCGATAAATAAACATGATGATGTCTGCGTCTTGCTCTAAGTCGCCTGATTCCTTTAGATCTGCATTAACAGGGCGTTTGTTTGGGCGATTCTCTAAGTTACGGTTAAGCTGGGCTAAGGCAATTACAGGACAATCAAAGTCGCCTGCCATGCGTTTAAGCTCATTTGAGATTTCACCAATATCCTTGTCTGATCGGCCAAAGTTGTTTTTAGTGAGCGGTGTAACTTTCTGGATGTAATCAACAAAGATCGCTCCAAGCTTCCCGTATTTAGCAATGACCTTCTTCGCTGATCTTCGGATAGTCGCCACAGTTGCACGGTTGTTGTCATCGATCATTAAAGGCGCATTCTCAAGTACAAGAGCAGCCTTATTCACCTTCTGCGTATCGTCGCTATTTGGGTCGATATGACCTGTTAATACTTTGCGTAGCTCTACACCACCAATCCCGCTAATTAAGCGCTGTGCGATCTGTCTGCCCTTCATTTCGATTGATATGAATAGAACCGGCAAAGACTGGTTGATCATCATGTCTGCTGCGATGTTTTGAGCAAATGTTGTTTTACCCATTGAAGGACGCGCACCTATGATGACTAGATCGCCTTTGCTGATTTCACCTAGTTTGTTGTCCAGAGCAGTAAAGCCAGTCTTGATACCGCCCTCATAAGGCATTTGGTTATGAATTGCCATGTGGCGATCAAGGAACTCTTTTACAGCTTCTTTTGAAAACTCATGAGCATGTTTAAGCTTTTCCTCACCAGCACCAAAATCTAAGTTTTGAACTAACGATTGTGCTTTGTTCACAGCAGATTCAGCAGTGTGAGTTGCCATGTCGTTAGCGATCGAACTAATCAACTTGCTAGTCTCTTGAAGCTTTCTGCGAGTAGAGAAATCTTTTAGCTTTTTGATGTGCGTTACTAACAAGCTCACATTGCTTGCGCGATTCATGAGGTTCACAAGAAACTGCTCATCGATTTGGTTTGCTTCAAGCGGATTAGCTTTAATCAACTCGAATACAGTCACCTCATCAAACGCTTCACCCTTATTCAATTGGCTCTTGATGTGGGCAAAGATGATCTGGTGTTGTGATGCATAGAAATCTTGTGCATCGATCTGAGAGATAAACTCATCTGCTGCCTGATCGATTGTCATGAACGTAGACAAGATGCTTTGCTCAACAGGGATAGAAAATAATTCAATCATTGGTCCATCCCCTTAAATTTCTTAGCAACACCTTTGAATTGTGTTGCTGGTTGTTCAGGGATAGTTTGTTGCTGCTCAGCAACTGGATTTTCTAATTGCTCAAGCTCTGCATTTGTCTCTTGCCAGTTCCAAGCAGCTTTGAAAGATTCCCAACCACGAACAACGATAATTTGGAATACACGTTCATTACTTAGCTTTGCTTCCTGAGCTTGTTTGAAAATAAGTTGTAAAGCTCGTTGAGTTACTGGTTTTTTCTTCTTGTTGCGAAGATCAAGATATTCAGTTGCTGTTTGCTCAGATACTCCGTTTTTCAACAAGAAATCTTTTGCTTTGAATTTTTGTGTTTTTGGTGCTGAATCAGCGCAAATAATATCTGTAGTATTCTCTGTGTATTCTCTGTATGTATTCTCTGTATTAGATGGGCGGATTTGTGCATTCAGTGTGGCGCTTTCGTGCATACAGTCTGGCGCATTTGTGCATTCAGTATGGCTGTTTTGTGCATTCAGTATGGCGGAATTGTGCATACTATTAATATCAATGCTTTCAGAGTATTCGATCAAAGCTTGATATAGGTTTTCACGCTCTACACGGTAGTAAACACGACGAGGCACACCCATCTTTTTTTCAGAGATGAATTTAAGTGATTTAAGTGTTGCTCTAGCCGTATCTTGCTCACGACGAGTAAGACCAGTTTCTTGAGTCCACTCATGATGTGTTTTGAAGATCCAACCTTCACTGTCTTTAGTGCGAGAAGTCCAGTAGACCAATTGAGAGAGCATCAAAGCTCCATTGATCCCACATCCTAAAAATACATAGTGCTTGTTGAATGCTATTGGCTGTTCGTTCATAGCTTCAATCAACTTAATAATTGGAATTGCTGCACCCATCAAACACCTCGCAATACAAATGCAGCTAAATCAGCTTTCGCTTTAGCCAATGCCATAGAGTTTTCGAGAGTTCGATTAAGTACATAAGCCTCAACCGCTTTTTGAAACAAACTAATCTTCCGATTTAGTTCAATGTCTGCTAATATTTGATAGTTCATTTGGTCCTTCTCCGATTGAACATTGAGCCTGATCCACGAAATCAGGCTTTTTTATTTATCTAAATCCCCGTTAATCCCTTCTGGTTCCTCATCGAAGCTGATTTCAGTAGAGATATCCCGTACTAAAGCGCCTAATCCCAAGCGCTGAAAAGCTTTTGCTTGTAAATTAAAGACATGCCACTCACCTACGATTTCTTTCTCAAGCAAGAAAGCCAAATAGCTGGCAAGGTCTTTTTCTTTTACAGAAGCGAGTGTTTTAGCTCGTTCATGGATTTCGGGAGATAAACGCACATGCGTAGATTTTTTTTCAAGGCTCATAAAACTTTCCTTATGCCGCTAAATGTTTTGGATTTGCTTTATCGAGTAGCCATTCTTGAGTCACTTTCCCGTTACTGTGCTCAGCAAGAATCTGTGCGTAGTTGGTTTCACCTGTGTAATCAGTACGTGGCAATACACCTTTCTCTGCCATCTTTCTTACAGCAACGTAGGATATCCCAAGTAATGACGCTGCATTGGTTCGCCCACCAACAGCATCAATGGCTTGTTGAATAGGATTCATATCTTAAACCTTATTTAAACCTAATTAATATTTTTATTAAACCATGAGTTAAAATTATTTTCAACCTATGGTTGCTTACAATTTTATATTTTTTATACGAAAATTTAACCAAAGGTTTCACGCGATGAAAGTTATGAGCACAATGGTTGAGCGCATTCAGGAAGCACTGAAAGCAAAGAAATTATCATGGTCTAAAGCTGCCACAATGATTGGCCTGACTCCTCAAGCGCCTTCTAAATGGAAAAAAGGACAGATTGGCAAAGAGACTTTGGATAAGTTGGCCGAACTTTTAGAAGTTGATGCCGGATGGCTTCTAAACGGGAAGAAAAAACAAAATTTAACCAACTTCAACATGCAAGAATTTATGGATAAGCACGGTCTATCCAAGAAAGATGAATCATCATTTGATGTGAATGATATTCAAAGCCCGTCAGTAGTTGAGTATGGTGGGGATGATGGATTTATCTGGATTGATGTGGTAGAGGCAAGTTTTTCTTGTGGCACAGGAGAGTCTATAGAGTTTCACTTTGATGTGATCAATGGAAAACAGCCATTCCCACCTAGTTTTTTTAAACAAAAAAATGTTCATCCTGATTGCATGCGCATCATCAAGGCTAAAGGCGACAGCATGGCGGACAAGATTGATGATGGGGATTTGGTTGGCATTGATATATCCCAAACCGACATTATCGATGGTCAAATTTATGCTGTTTACTTTGAGGGTGAAGGCATGATTAAGCAGATTTTCAAGGAAGAAGGCGGGAAACTGATTCTGCACAGCCTAAATCCTAAATACAGAGATCGTGAAGTCACGGAGCAAAATGGATTGAATTTTAAAGTTATGGGTCGCCAATTTTGGCGTGCAGGTTAAAAAAGGAGAATGGAATTGGATAACGCAAAACTACCAATCAATCAGATTATTGCTCGCATCAATGATGCTGCGAAACATGGTGAAGCTTTGGTGCTAACCGCTGAAGAAGTAAAGATTCTTTCTAAAGATATTGGCGACAAAGTCTTTATTCCTGTGCTTACTAATGAGCAGGTCGTGCAGTTGGTAAAAGAAGGAAAGCTAGGTCAGAAAATTAATAACACCAAAGATTAATAAACTGTGAACCCGACACAGTCTTAACAACAGATCGGGTGGAGAAGAACATGGGTTTTAATTTTTTAGATTTAAATGACAATGTACGGAATGCAATGCTTGAAGAGGTGAATTTAGACATCTCCAGCAACACCCTGTATTACAGTAAAAGATTTAATTAACATGGGATTGATAGTTATCCAAATATTTTAATTGAGAGCATTAAGGGGGGGGTAATGGGAAGAGAATATTCAATATCTAAAGAGCGTATGCTTGAAATTCTTCAAGAAACAAAATGTGTTTATGATGATATTGATTTTTCACATGAGCCGGGCTCTGATTACATCCATTTTCGTGCAAACCAAGTCTTTAGGCTAGATACGGGAGCGACAATACCTGGCGCCTCTGTTGTTTTTAGGAGTATTAAGACACCGGGGTTCATGCGACACTCCCTAGACCTTCGAGTACGTCATCTAAATGTAGAAAACATAGTGCTTCAAATTGAAGTGCTTCCATTTGACCTTCAGCACCCAACCCACAGGGAGCCAGGCTTAACTTTACACGGATCTCATTTATTGAAGGCCACACAAACGATAGGCTATGATAGAGATACTGATAATTGGACATGGTTTCAGTGGCTTTCAGAATTTGAAAGACAGACCAATTTGCAGTGTTTTGGTAATAAATATGAACCTTTTATAGGAGAGCTATTCTAATGAATTCAAGTATAAAAGATTCAATCGAGAAGCTTGGTTTTCATGTCTATCATGCTGATGATGAGCATCTATGTGTAACCACGCCCCAGACCTTTTCGTCCGGAAAGCCGGCATGTTATTTTATTTCGCAAAATAATAATAAAATTATTTTAAATGACTTTAGCTTAAATTTTCATGCTATGAGTGATTGCCTACCTCAGCCTGAAAAAACTGAAAATATTATTTCTCGATTGGTGAGAAACACCCATACAAATGGCTTAATTAGATTTGAAAAACATCGCATCTGGTGTAAAGCTGGTGTTCAGGATTTGGAGTTTGCTATAGGTCATTATTTAAATGTGCTTGGAAGACTAACTTCCTATGAAGCCAAACCATCTACTGACCAAGAACTGGAAGAAATCCTTTCTGAAATTGAAACCTTTTTGCTCTATAAATTTGGAAAAGATAACTTAATCTTAAAACCAAAAGTAATTGGCCATACGGGCACATCTTATGATTTTAACTACCAATGTGGCTCTAAGTTTATTGATTATGCAAAACCTGAGGCAGAAAAAACAGGAAAGTTACTCAGAAAAATGTTTGATGTGCAGAATCTTCAAAATGATGCTGAGTTTCAGATTATTCTTGAGGATAGAGTCAACAAAGATCATTTTAAGCGCGAGGCTGAAATTTTGGGAAATATAGCAAGCATCATGCCTGCAAGTAGCATTCTCTCTTCATAGCGTTATCACCCTCCAAATAACCCACCCTGTGTGGGTTTTCTTTTGTCTATTAAAGCATATTTAAACCTAATCATAAATTATTTTCACCTATGGTTTAATTTATGCTTGCTTTTATTTTATACCTTTGGTTTAATAAATCTCACCAGATAACAAAAAAGTCCCAGACATCTGACCGACGGGACTTTTACTCAACGAGTGAGGTCATTATGAATATAAAAGCCAACATAGTCAAATCCATGGGATTCGTAGGAGTAGTTAGTGCTCTAACTGCTGCTTATGCATTTACCCAAGCTAACAAAGAACCTGTAACGGTTGCAGCTCCTTTCAAAGTTGAATCAATCGACCCTGAAAATGAACAAGCAGTACTTCAAACTGCAAATGAAAAGTTCACTTTAGAAGTTGATTTTGATGCTCAGTACTCAATTGATGGCAACGGCTATCAAGCTTGGCGTGAAGTTGAAATTAACGAGATTAAAGACATTCGCGTTTATGACGAAGATGGCGAGGTATTGGCTTACGTTGATCGTTTGGACGTAGTTGAGATTAAAGATCTTATCGAATCAGGGATTAGAGAGCGCATTTAAGCGCTCCATGGTGAATGTTATGAATGCACATCCTGAAATTATCGAAGTATCAAGACTTCAAGCTCTTATTAAAGATTCTGTGAATGCCCTGCTCCCACTTTCTAGTGAGAAAGATACAGTCATCACTGATGGCGGCAATTGGATTCATCTTCGCTATGTAGGTCGCGGTACTGAGCAGATCCAATTAGAGCTAGGTGATCAGTTTTCTATTAAGACAAAAATCGCCTACTTAAGTGAGACGTTAAAAAGATTAGCAGAAATTAGAAATGAGTTGAGAGGTGGGTGATGGAGTGGATTAGTGTTGAAGAAAGGCTTCCAGCATTCCAAGAAGAAACAAGTATTTTATGCCTACTTAAAGATCAGCAAAAAGGGTTTTGGTATCCACGCCCTTACGCTCTTTTGATCGAAGTTGGCTGGTGGATACCACAAAAAGAAATATTTGTTTGCGATGGCGTTGAAGATGCGAAACACATCATTTCTCACTGGATGCCACTACCAGAACCACCAAAGAATTAGGAGAAGATTATGAATGCGCCAGCAAACGGAACACTTATTACTACACAGATTGCAAACGTTGCTGAAACTCTTGGCTTGGTTAATGTTAATCCACAAGAGTTAAAGGAAACACTGATTCAAACAGCTTTCCGTACTGAAACACCTGCAACTGATGCACAAATGGCTTCTCTTTTGATTGTTGCTGGTCAATACAAGCTGAACCCATGGACCAAAGAGATTTACGCTTTCCCAGATAAAAACAAAGGGATTATTCCAGTTGTTGGCGTAGATGGCTGGTCTAGAATCATTAACGGAAACTCTAATTTTAATGGTATGGAATTTAAGTTTTCAGAAAATATGGTTCAGATGGAAGGCGCGAAAGTTGCTGCACCTGAATGGGTTGAATGCATTATCTACCGTAAAGACCGTGACCACCCTACTGTTGTTCGCGAGTATTTAGCAGAGTGTTATCGTGCACCATTTAAGTCAAAAACTGGATATGTAGTTGAAGGACCATGGCAGAGTCACCCTTCTCGCTTCTTGCGCCACAAGGCAACTATTCAATGTGCTCGTTTGGCTTTTGGTTTTGTTGGTATTCATGATCAAGATGAAGCGGAACGTATTGCTGAAAGTGGACAACCTATTAAGGATGTGACTAGTGAAGTGCCAGAAGGCTACCAAGCCTTTGAAGATGAGCATTTGCCTACACTCAAATCAGAAGCTCAATACGGCACTGAACGCTTGCAAGCTGCTTATGTGGCAATTCCAAAGGGAAATCTCAAAAAGCACCTTTGGGAAGTTCACTCAATTAGCTTAAAAGAAATTGCTCAGTTTGCTGATCAAGCTTTACAGCGCCAAGGAGAAACCTATGAACATTCTCCAGCGTAGTGACAATTGGCATTCGGAACGCTGTGGCAAAGTCACAGCAAGCCGAGTAAAGGATTTAAATGCAAAGCCAAATAAAGGCAAAGCTTTAAATGCATTGGGTTTAATCATTCTAGCTGAGCGCCTAACTGGCGTTAAGAAGGAAATCTTCACAAACCAAGTTATGCAATGGGGTATCGATAACGAGCCTCATGCAATAGCAGCTTATGAAAATGAAACGGGTAACTTTGTAGTAGGCACAGGTTTAATCGACCACCCTTTCATCGAAATGTTCGGCGCGTCACCGGACGGGCTTGTTGGTGATAAAGGTCAGATCGAAGCTAAATGTCCTGATACCACAACGCATTTGAATACTCTTCTTACTAAGCAAGTTCCGGATGAGTACATTCCACAGATTACAAGTCAATTGTCTTGTACTGGTCGTGAATGGTGTGACTTTATTAGTTATGACCCACGTCTACCAGAAGGACTACAGATCATCATTATTCGTGTGTTTGCGAAAGACTTGGCTATCGAAGCACTAGAGCAAGATGTTCGCAACTTCAACAAAGCTATAGATGACGCAATTAAAACACTGAAGGTGGCAGCATGAACGACTTAGAAATAAACGGATATAAGATTTTTACAAATCCTGATGAAGCTGTTTATGCAGCCAAATCAAAAGAAGATGTCTACAACTATTTCGTCGAAAACTATGGCTCAACTGAAGAATGCCAAGATGAAACAAAAGAGCAATTTATTAATAACTTGAATGAGGTTGAGCTTGATAGTGACTGTGCTCAGAGAAACCGAGAGTGGATTAATGAGGATACGGGGATGATCTCAACATCATCCTACTATCAGGAATATAAACATGTTGCTTCTAAAGATGAAGGAACAGAAGTAATCGCATTTTTAGTTTGGTGAGGACAGCAGCATGACAGATTTGAATAAGGAAAGAGAGGCTTTTGAGAAGCTTTCGGAAATTGCAGAAATACTGAATGAGGAAAAATCTCATTTTAATGGTGATTTTTACGACTTACCATTCAACTCATGTGCAGAATCATTTATCAATGGAGCTTGGTATGCATGGCAAGAAAAAGCCAAAGCTCAGGCGGTGCCAGAGGGTTACTGTTTGGTACCGAAAGAGCCAACAGAAGTGATGGAGCGTGCTGGCTTTGATAAAGGCGCTGGCTTCTTAGCAAATAGCATTTACAAGGCAATGGTAGAAGCAAGCGAATCGGGAGCTGAACAATGAGCATAACTCTTAATGGTCACCAATTAAAAAGCCTTCTCGAATTTGTAAATCCAGATGGTGAAAATGATTTAGATCAACTTGAAACTGAACTAACTATTAAATTTTTTGAAGATGGGCACAGTGGCAAAGGCTATTACTTTTGGATGACCGAATATCCAGAGGAAGGCAGCATGTTGTTGGATGTTGAATCGGGAGCTGAGGAATGAACACAATGGCCCAAAGCAAGCTGTTTGGTCTTGCGGAAAATAGAACAGATGTATGGTCAACGCCGCAAGATTTTTTCGAAAAATTGGATCGAGTATTTAACTTTGATTTAGATGTTTGTGCTCTACCAGAAAATGCCAAATGCGAACGTTTTTTCACACCTGAAATTGATGGTCTAAAGCAAGAGTGGACTGGAACATGCTGGATGAATCCACCATATGGCCGTGAGATTGTAGATTGGATTGCAAAAGCAGCTTACACAGCAGAACAAGGACATACAGTTGTTGCATTGGTTCCGGTTAGAACTGATGCCCGATGGTTTCAAGACTATTGTTTAGGTCGTGAAATCCATTTTATTCGTGGGCGGTTAAAGTTTGGTGGTTCTTCATCTAATGCACCATTCGGTTGTTGTGTTGTCGTATTCCGTCCAAGCCTTAAAGATGTTCAGTGGATTGTGACAGAGACTGATTTTAGAAAAGCGGAAAGTAAGGAGGGGTAATGGGACAAGTAGTTAAAATAGAGGCTAGTATTCTAGAAAAGATTGTTGCAGTAGCTGAACGTATTGCCCAGTCAAAAGAAGAACGCCGAGTTGGTCGTGAAGAATTTGCACACATGCTCAATATCGAACCTGAAACTCTAGACGCTCGAATTCGTGAAGGCAGATACCATAGGCCTTATAAGGATGGGCGAAAAAGTTTTTGGTTATTGTCATACGTGCAATCTGTCGTTACAGACACAAAAGAATCTGGTAAAGTAGCCACCTATTGAGGTGGCTTTATTTTATCCAAATATATAGGTACTTTATCAATCTTGAGTATCAAATTGAGTACCAAAACCACATCAAAATAAAATCCTTTTATTTATTAGTGAGTTGAATCTAAAATGCTTCTAATGATCGACAATTACGACTCTTTTACCTACAACATCGTCCAGTATTTTGGCGAGTTGAATCAGGAAGTAAAAGTAGTTCGCAATGATCAAGTCACATTAGAGGATATTGAACGATGGCAACCTAAATACCTCGTGATTGGTCCTGGTCCTTGCTCTCCAAGTGAAGCTGGTATTTCAATTCCTGCAATTAATCACTTTGCCGGAAAAATTCCATTGCTTGGCGTGTGTTTAGGACATCAAAGTATCGGGCAAGCTTTTGGCGGAAAAATTGTAAGAGCCAAAACGGTGATGCACGGACGTTTATCTGATATGTACCACAGCAATAAGGGTATTTTCATTAATCTGCCTAGCCCATTCTCGGCAACTCGTTATCACTCGTTGGTCATTGATCAGGAAACGCTACCTGACTGCCTTGAAGTAACATGCTGGACTAATGAAGCAGATGGCTCAATGGAAGAAATTATGGGCGTTAAACATAAGACACTTCCTGTTGAAGGCGTGCAATTCCATCCTGAATCCATTTTGAGTCAACATGGCCATCAAATCTTTAAAAACTTTTTAGACATCTATGCATAA